ATCCCGGTGATTGAGAAACCGGTGATTGAATTAAGCCCAGCTCAAGAAGCAGAGCGCGAGAAAGAAGCTGTTAAAAAATGGACAGAGCTTGAGATCTTTGCAATTGGCGATGAGGTAGAAAAAGTAAAGGTTGGTGACAAAGTATATGTACAAGCTTTTGGATTGGAGTCTGCTGAGAAGATCATAGTAGGTACAGAGATGAAACTATTAGTAAAAGAGTTTGACATAGCATTTAAGTACTAAGATGGTAACAGCTGATTATGACACTTATATAAACAAGCAACGCAATGAGTTGCTGAAGGAAAGAGCTGAGGAAGCAGTTAGGAGTGCAAATAGTTTACATGTAGTAACAACCAACCCCAAACCTGCTCCTACCGCACAACTCTTTTGTGAAAAGATGGAAGCTATTAGACCAGCACATTATGGTGGAGCTGATAATCCTTACGAAGTATTTGCAGTATTAGAAGCGTGGAAGTTAGATAAAGACTTCTATCTTGGTAATGTAATTAAGTACGTTGCGCGCGCGGGAAAGAAAAATCCTGCTAAAGAAAAGGAGGATTTACAAAAAGCTTTAGTATATTTGCGACGAAGAATTGATAGTTTATGAAAACAGTATTTTACATAATGGGTATTATAGTCCTGATTGTGTTATTCCAATTACAAGACAAGTTGAGAAAACCTGTGTATAGTAGAATGCATAATGTATGGAATGAAGATAAGGATAGTGTCCTTATTGCTAATGCTATTATAGTAACAATGATGATTATAGCATTTATTTTGGGTTTGCATATTTAGTTTTTTTGGACCAAAATAAATCAGTCCTTAGTTTAAAAAGCTAAGGACTTTTTTTTGTAATAATTTTTTTGTATATTATTAATAGTATTTATATTAAAAATAAAAAATTATGGACGTATTAAATTGGTTTAGCTGGACTAAACAAAATAGAGTAGTTACATCAGTAAGTGACAATGCATTAATTGCGGTAGGTGAACCTGATCCAAACAGGGATGATAAGTATTTAACAGTTGCTATTAAAAGATCAGATCTTTTACCAACTGTTCCTAAGTTACCAAATTATACAAATGATGCTGCTGTTAATGCTGTAGTTGTTACTGCTGAAAAAGGTCAAATGTATTTTGATACTACATTAAATAAGGCTAAAGTATACAATGGCTCAGCATGGCAAGCAATGAACTAATAAATTATAGATATGAGTTTTAAAGGACAAATAAATTTTGAATATCCATCTTTAGAAATAGTATCAGAATAGTCATTGCTTGACTCCTTTATTAAAAACCCTGGATTAACTTCTAGGGTTTTTTGTTTATGTGATTTTTTTTAGTTATATTAATATATAGCCTAAATATTTATATCATGTCAATAGGGAACTTAAAAAATACAGGAAATCAAGGAAATAATTTTCCTTATCAAATGAAAACATTACTAGGTCTTCAACAAATAGCAGATAACATTTCTGGTATTGCACCTCCTGGTGGGGCAGCTACAGAAACAACTCTTTTAATAGTTGAAGCATATGTAGAAATAATTAAGAAAAATTCTATATCTAAAATAGGCAGGATTCAAGGATCAGCAAATTATAATAGAGTTTTAGCATACAATGCTAATAATGATGTAACTGATATTACTCATACAGGAACTACTGAATATGGTGTAGAAACTATTATAGAAACTCTTACATATGATGAAAATAGAAATGTAACAGAAATTCAATATTCATAATTATGAAAAATAAATACAATCCAGTATCTGGTGAGTTTGATCTTGTAAATTCACTTCAAGACATAAGCTATGTACATACTCAATCTGTTCCTGCAACTACATGGGTTGTTACTCATAATCTAAATACTAAATGTTCTGTACAAGTAGTTGATGAAGATAAGAATGAAATCATTGCTCAGATTGACTGGATAAATAACAACACTGTAAACATAACATTTAATATTCCAGTTTCTGGATATGTTTATTGTAATTAATAAAATAAAATTGTATATTATATTATAACTTAAACTAAAAACAAAACAAAATGGCAGAAAAAAAGTTTTTTGTAGACATTAATCTACAAGGTAGTGCGTTAACTAACGCAAAAATTGGAACTAATTCAGGTATTGGTTCAACGGAAGGTGCTTTTGGATATGATTCATCAGCACATAGATTACAATATTTTGATGGTACAGCTACTAAAGAAGTTGCTAACTTATCAGATATTGCTGCAGTAACAGGTGGTTTAATTTTCCAAGGTGGGTATGATCCAACAACTGATACTCCTGATATTACAAATGGTGATGCATATAAAGGTTTCTTTTGGGCAGCAACTGCAGCAGGTACTTTCTTAGGAGAGTCTGTACAAGTTGGTGATTCAATTGTTGCTAAAGTTGATGGAGCTGGTGCTACTGCAGCAGACTGGTTGATTTTACAAGGTAACATAGTTATTGCTACTGATACAGTTGATGGTATTTCTCGTTTAGCTACACAAACAGAAGCTAATGATGGTACAGAAGGTGGTGCAGTAGTTATTACTCCTGCTACTTTACAAGGTAAAATTGATGCTCAAATTACTCCTGAGATTAACGATAAGTTAAGTAAGACTGGTGGTACAATGAGTGGTGCTATCAATATGGGTAGCTATCCTATTAACAATATAGAAACTCCATCCTTCGACGCTGATGCTGCAAACAAATTCTATGTAGACAATCAACTAGCTACCGCATTACCATTAGCAGGTGGTACTATGAGTGGTAATATTGACTTGGGTTTTAATCAAATTACTAACATTGATAGTACAAATGCTGATTATACTTTTACTAATTATTTAGGCAATTCAACTAATGAGGGTGATGTAATTAAATTAAATAGTTCTTTAGACGCACAAGGTCAAAAATCTATCACTAACCTACCAGCTCCAACTGACGGAGGAGACGCAACTAACAAAACATATGTAGATGACGCTGATGCTCTTAAATTAGACTTAGCTGGTGGTACTATGTCGGGTAATATTGACATGGGTAATAGTGATATTAACAATGTTACTAGTATTTATGCACATGGTATTGCTACTAATGGACTTGAAGCAAAAGATGGTACAACTATATTAGTATATAGTGATGCTGATTTTCAAGATAGTACAATTACTGGTGTAAGAACTCCAACTGCTGATAGTGATGCTGCTAACAAGACTTATGTTGATACTACTGCTTCAACTGCACAAGCTAACGCTAATGCTTATACTGATAGTAAATTCTTTAGTTCAGGTTATGCTGATACAGATTGGGTTTTAGATGCTGGTGTTTATCACTTAAATGTTTATCATGCTGTTAACACACCAACACCACAAGTTTCTGTTTATTCATCAACAGGAGAGCCTTTAGAATTTTATGTTTTAAGATTTGATTCAAATTCAATAGACTTACAATCAAATATTGCACCTCCATCTTTAATAGAAGTTGGTGTTTCTAAATAAATAAAATTTAAAATTTTTTTAAACCCACTCCATAATAGGGGTGGGTTTTTTTAAATACACTATATTTGTAAAAAATAATAAAATGGCAGAGAAGAAGTTTTTTGTTGATATCAATCTTCAAGGAAGTGATATTACAAATCTAAAAGCAGATACATTAGATATTACATCCAATTTAGCAAGTGCTAATACTAAAAGAATAGTGTATTGGTCTGGCCAATATTATTATTCAGATGGAACATCTTGGATTGCATTAGGTGGAAGTGGGAACTTACCAGCTGGTGGTGCTACAGGAGATATTCTAGCAAAAGCAAGTGGTACTGATTATGATGTAGAATGGATAAGTAACTACACTAGTACAGTACAACATGAAGTAAAAGCCGGAGTTGCTCTAAGTAAAGGACAAGCTGTTTATGTTAGTTCAGCAAATGGTACAAACATGATTGTTTCTAAAGCATCAAATGCATCAGAATCAACATCAAGTAAAACAATGGGGCTTGTAGCAAGTTCAGCCGCATTAAATGATATTATATTTGTTATCACTGAAGGTTTACTTACCGGTACAGGTAGTGCACCTTTAGATACAAGTACTGCAAATGCAGGAGATCCTGTATGGTTAGGTACTAATGGTAACTTAATTTTTGGTTTAGCAAATAAACCAGTAGCTCCAGCACATTTAGTATTCATTGGTATAGTTACCAGATCAAGTGCTACTGTAGGGGAAATCTTTGTTAAAGTACAGAATGGTTTTGAATTAGGAGAACTACATGATGTAGATGCTTTGAATGCATCTAATAATGATGGTTTGTTCTATAACTCATCTAACAGTTTATGGGAACATAAATCAATAGCTACTGCTCTAGGATATACTCCGGAAAATGAAGCTAACAAATCTACTAGTACTTCATTAGGTACATCAGATACATTATACCCAACACAGAATGCAGTTAAGGTTTATGCTGATAATTTACTAGGCAATGCTAATGCATTGGTTTACAAAGGAACTATTGACTGTTCAACTAACCCTGATTATCCTGCAGCAGATGCGGGTTATATGTATATTGCAAGTGTTGCCGGTAAAATAGGTGGAGTAAGCGGTACAGATGTTGAGGTAGGAGATATGATTATTTGTAATACAGATGGAACTGTGTCAGGTAATCAAGCTACTGTAGGTCAATACTGGAATGTAATACAAAAAAATATTGTAGGTGCTGTAACTGGTCCTGCTTCTTCAGTTAATAATACTGTAGCTGTATTTGATGGAACTACTGGTAAAGTAATTAAACAAGGAATTATTACTGATAATGGAACTAATGTTGGTATTGGTTCAGTAGCTTTAACTGAAAAATTAAATGTAAATGGAAATGTAAGTTTAATTAGTTCCGCAACCACAAAAATAAATATAGAATCTGGAGCTGGTGTAAGAACCTATTTAGCTGCAGATGGTCAAGGTTCATCATTTGGGTCTTTAAGTAATCATGATGTTGTATTCTATAGAAGTAACTCTGAATTTGCTCGTAAAACAGCAACTGGATTTGGAATTGGTACGACAACACCAGGAGCAAATTTAGAAGTTTACGGTGTAGCAGATAGTGTAGCATTAGTTAAATCTGCCGGTAATTCATATCTTAAATTAAGTCGTGGAATTCTTGCAGCAGACGCTCATATATCATTTGATACTATAACTGCACAAAAACATATTATAGGTTTAATTAATAATTCAGATTCATTGGTAGTTGGGGGTACTGAAGCTGCTCCAGTAATTACTATATCCGGATCAAATGTTGGTATAGGTACAACAGCAACACCGGGAGCTAAATTAGATGTTAACGGAGATATTAAAATATCTACTATAGCAAATGCTACAATTGATACTGATAAATTCTTAGTAAGTGATTCCGGTGTTATTAAATATAGAACTGGTGCTGAATTATTAAGTGATATATTAACTCTTACTACTACAAGTACAAATGGCCCTGCTACTCTTACAGGAAATACTTTAAACATACCAGTATATGAATCATCTTTGATTCCTAAAATGTCAGGTAATGAAATCTGGAGAGGTAGTACATTTAGAAATAACTCTACAACAACAGATACAACAGGAGGTCTTACATTTGTAACACCTACAGGAACAGCAACAGCAAGATCTGTAGCTACCACATCTTATGCAACAAGAAGTATAAGAATGGGTATTGTATCTAGTTCAACAACGGTAGGTAGATATACAGGAATAAGAGGTTCTGTTTTATTATGGTATGTAACAGGTGGATTCTTATATACTGGTGAATTTAATATATCAGATACTGCTTTTGTAACAGGTACACATAACTTCTGGGGATTAGCTTCATCTACTTCTGATTTATTAATAGGTGGTGTTAATAATGATCAACCGTCCGCATTAACAAATATCATTGCTTTTGCAAATGATTCAGGAGATGCTAACTTACAGATCATGTATAATGACGCAAGTGGTACGGCAACTAAAATTGATTTAGGAGTTGATTTTCCATCAAATAGAACTGCAGGTGCTGCCATTACAACAATATACAGTTGTTACTTATACAATGCTCCTACATCATCAAATGTTATTTATAGAATAGTTAACAAAGAAACTGGTGCAGTAGCACAAGGAACTTTATCAACTAATCTACCTGCATCTACAGTAGGATTGAATTTCTTTGGTGCAAGAACAATGGGTACACCTTTAGGTGGTGTAAATAACTCAGGACAATTTGATGTTTATAGATTAGGTGTTTATTCTTTATAATTATGAAACAGTTTACATTATCAACAAGTTATTACGTAGAGCCAGATTTAGAGGCTATTGTTTGTTTAAGACCATCTGATCCACAGATATCAGATTATATAGCAAGCTACTTTCCTTTCATTAATGAACAAGAAGCTTTAGATAACATTTATGAATTAGCTATAGTCCATAGACCTGTTTTATTTGAAAAGTTCCAGGCTATGGATAATGTTCCTAGTGAAGTCAGAGATATGTATTTTTTATAGGTTTATTTTAAAATTTTTTGTATATTATTATATATATTTTTATAAACTTATTAAACATGAATTCAAGTACACTAACAGTTATATTATTTATAGCAGCAACATTGATTACGGTCTTTGGTTTCTTTTTAAAGAATGCTTACAATGATACAAGAAAAGACATTGAACTTTTACTAAAGGGAGCTCAGCATCAAGCTGAAGAACTTGGTAAATTAAAAGGAAAGATAGAACTTGTAGAACAAGAAGCAAGATTAAAGTATCAAGCTATACAAGAACAAACACAGTTAGAAATAAAAAATCTTGCAAAAAATGTAAGTGAGCTTTCGGATGCTGTAAGACAGTTTGTAATCAATAAATAATCATATGGAAGGTCTAAGTTTAAAAGAAAGATTTAAAGCACCTACACCTAAGTTTTGGAAAAAAGTGCAAAAGATAGGATTAGTTCTGACTGCTGTAGGAACAGTATTGGTAACTGCTCCTGTATCTTTACCAGCTTTAGTTGTAACAGTTGCTGGATATGCTGCATTTGGTGGAAGTTTAATAGCTACTATGTCACAGTTAACAGTAGATGATTCTCAAACTGCAAATTAAAAAATTAAAGTATGACAAATGTAAGAACCTATAATGATAAAGAATTACTAAATAAAGTAAAATCTTTATCATCATTTAAAAGTGTTCCTCAAGGTTATTGGATACTTGGAATAAGATCTAATGAAGATGCAGCAAATAAGTTTGATGATAAATTTTATTTATTTAATGGTGAACTTTTTGTAACTGTAACAACAGGTACTACAAATCCAGGTACACCAATTCTAGAAGGAGGTTTCCTAAAGTATAATAAACTAGGAGCTGCTGTTCTTAAAGCAAATGAATGGTATTATGATGTATGGACTTATGGTCTTCATATGGGTAAAATGCCAGCATTAAAACAAGTAGGTAACTTTATTGTATTCCGTGATGGAGATAGAGATGAAAAATCAGAAGAAATTGGGATACCTATTAAAGGTTCTGGCTATGGTATTAACTTTCATGCTGCTACTTATGACAGTAATTTTAAAGGTCTTCAGGAAAATATTGGAAACTGGTCTGCAGGTTGTCAAGTAGTAAATAATAAACAAAAGCATTTAGAAATAATTAAACTTGTAAAACCACAGAAGAAAGTTACTTATGTTTTATTAAATGAATTTGAAGTATGAAATTTAGAAACAATTGGAAATCCCCAACTAAACAATGGGATAAGTTGATCATAAAACTTAGACTATCTAGTCTTGATTTATTCAGTATAGAAATAGATGCAACTAGAAACTTTTACTCAATTACTGTATTAAATTTTACAATTAAGAATAGGTAACTTTCATTACCGTAACCCACATTACTATAATCCAGGTACTATTAGTGTCTGGATTTTTTATTTTAAACCTGTAAAATTTAAACTTTATTAGTATCTTTGTTTAAACTTAAAAAGTATAAAATATGTCAAACCAACTAGAAGAGCAAGAATTAACTCAAGAAGAGTTAACTGCAAGAAAAGAAGAAATGAAAAAATTCTATGAGGAATCAATTCCTTACTTAGAAGCACAAGCAAAGTATGAAAAGCTTCTAACTGAGATTGATGAGGCAAGATTTAAAAGATCTACTTTAAACTATCAGTGGGCACAGTTTATTAAAAACACATCACCAAAAGAAAAAGGTGAAGAAGAAGAGGAAGAAGAAAGAGCTTTTGAACAAGAAGATACTTCAGCTAGAAAACTTAAAAAATCCTAAGCAATGGCAATAGTTAACCAAGTTCAGAAAAAGGTTAAGATGCCTAAATGGGATGTGGTTAAATTTCAGATCTTGACTCACTGTTATGTAAATCATATAACAGTGAGTGAATCTGATCTTAATTGTCTTACATTACTAAGCTTTAATCAGCCAATTGAATTAACCCACTTTTGTTATGATGCATCTGCAGAAGAAGATTGGATATTCAAAACACCACAGACCGTAAGGAACTGTATTAATAAAGCTGAAAAAAACAACTTAGTAATAAAAGATGGGAGTAACAAAAAACTAATTATGTTAAACCCAGATTTAAAAATACAAACTCAAGGAACTGTATTGTTAGATTTTAAATTTTTAGGATATGAATCCCAAGAGATCTAACAAACTATACAGACCTGTAGCTGAAGAACTGCATGTTGAGGAATCACTGGTAGAAGACTTAGTAGAGTTTATGTATAAAACACTAAGACAAAACTTATCCGGTTTAACCCACCCTAGAATAAATCTAGAAGGTTTAGGTCATTTTACAGCAAGACCTTTTTCAGTAAGAAAAGGTATTGAAAGGGCTCAAAAAGTATTATTAAATCATGATACTTCTACCTTTAGTGCTTATCACAACAAGAAACAGTTGGATGTAAAAGTCAAAGCACTAATCAAACTAGAAGAAATGATTAATGCTGAAGAAGAAAGAAAACAACAATTTAAAACCAAAAAGAATGAAACCAACAATTAAAGAAATTTGGAAAAACAGAACTCAGATAATGGAAGGAATAAAGAATTCTATAATAAGAGATAGATTTGTTGAAGAAATAGCTGCAGCTAGAATGGAGCACTGCAATGCATGTGTAAGAAAAGATGTTAAAGGTGATGATTGTGCAGTACCTGGAACACAACCATGTTGTCAATTATGTGGTTGCTCATTAAAATTTAAAGTAAGATCTCTTTCATCAGACTGTCCTGATTTAAGATGGAAAGCAGTAATATCTGAAGAAGATGAAGATAAACTTGACACACTTAACTAATACAAATCCTATGCCTAATACAAATTCTTATGCAATGGGTGGTATAAATCAACCATCATTACTTACAACAGATGATATATCATCTATTATTACTAGTAATAATAGTGGTAAATGGATACCAATGGATAGTGTTTCTGCCGAGCCTAATATACTACTTAGTGATGAAAAAGGTAGTAAAAAAATTACAGCAGAATACCTTAGACAAATAGAAAGAAATAGTGTTTCAATGTTTCTTAGATTACTTGTTGTAGAAGGTAAGTTTACAAAAGAAGAAACTGTTAATATACTAAACATGATTGAGTCAAATGATGAAGCATCAAAAGAATTAGCAGCTATAATATTAAAAAATGAAGGTTATGAGTATATATTTTAGTGCAACAGATCACAGTTATAAAAGCTTAGAAGCTGAAGATAAAATTAATTGGACAAGTGTGACAACTTTAGTTTCTCATTTTAAAAAACCTTTTGATGCTAAATCTATTGCTGCAAAAGTTTCTAAGAATAAGAGATCAAAGTGGTATGGTATTGATCCAAAGAAAATACAAGAGATTTGGGAATCTGAATCTGAAAGAGCTGTCACAATGGGAACTTATTACCATAACCAGAGAGAAGCAGATCTTTGTGCATTATCATCACTTGAGGTTGAAGGGAAGAACATACCAATTTTCATTCCTAATGAAACAACAGAAAGTGGTATAAAACTTGCACCTAGTCAAAAACTAGAAGAGGGTGTGTATCCAGAACATATGGTATATCTTAAGTCTGCAGGTATATGTGGCCAATCAGATTTAGTTGAAGTAGTGAATGGTAAAATAAATATCATTGACTACAAGACAAACAAAGAGATCAAGAAAGAATCTTTTGTAAACTGGGAAGGAGCTTCAGATAAATTACAATTTCCATTAGATGGTTTAGATGATTGTAACTTTAATCACTATGCAATTCAGTTAAGTATTTACATGTACATCATGCTTAAGCATAATCCTAAATTAAAACCAGGAAGAATGTTTATACACCATGTTGTATTTGAAGTAGAGTCTGAAGATGAATATGGATATCCAGTTATTAAACTAGATCATAATGGAGATCCTGTTATTAAAGATGTAATACCTATGGTTATACCATATTTGGTTGATGAGGTTAGTGCATTGATGCATTATATTAAAGACAACAAAATAGTAATTAAAAAGAAATAATATGTTAGTAAGATTATTTGATGTGCAAAATGGTACAGTAGTTCCTACAGAACATTGTTATACATTAAAGGCTCTTAAGGATATCATGGATAACTATCCAGATGAATACTTAAAGATTTATCAGTATCTGTTTTACATGACTTGTCCTAATCCTGATATGAATCCATTTTTCTATACACCTGAAGTAGATAAAGAATCTTTAATCCTTCAAGAAATAGAAGCAGAGTTTTCTACTGAAGATGATGATATTGCTATTGGTTTGATATTTTGTCAAAGAATGTATGAAACACCAACATCCAGAGCATATAAAGGTATTGCATCTATGCTAGATAGATTAGCAAAGTTTATGGAAACTTCTACTCTTACTACAGGTAGAGATGGTAACATGAACTCTATTATTGCAGCTGCTAAAAGTTTTAATGACATCAGAACTTCATTTAAAGGAGTGTACAAAGATTTACAAGAAGAACAATCTAGCAAAGTGCGCGGAGGAATTGGTTTATCATATGATAGTTAATATATTGATAATCAAAAAGTTATGGATTATAAACACGTATATGATAAACTAATACTTAAAGCTAAATTGGAAAATAGAAACAAATCTAATCTAGTTTATTTTGAAGCACATCATATTAAACCTAAATCTTTTGGTGGTGAAGGTGATTGTAGAAATACAAATCATCCTAATATTGTTTTGTTAACCCCCAAAGAACATTATATAGCACATTTATTATTGAGTTATATTTATCCGGATTCTCCTGCAATGCAAACTGCTTTATGGAGTATGCTAATAACAAAACAAAATGTAAGATATAAACCTTCTTCAAGAACTTATGCACAAATAAGAGAAAGATATATTAAATTAACTAAAGGTGTAACAAATCCTTTTTATGGTCAATGTCACACTAATGAAAGTAAATTAAAAATTTCTTTAAAAGCCAAAGGTAATACAAGATGGTTAGGTAAAAAGCATGATGAAAATACTAAACTTAAGTTAAGTGAATGTAGAAAAGGTAAATTGCTAACGGATGAAACTAAACTAAAAATAAGCAATTCAATAAAAGGTGGTAAACATTATAATGCTAAACCTATTATATGTATAAAAACAAATAATATATTTGGTTCAGGTAAAGAACTATCAGAACATCTTAATGTACCTTTTAGTACTGTAAGAAGATATTTAAATGGTACTACTAAACCTCCTGTTTGGTTCCATTATCAAAGAATAATTATATGAGAGAAATATATCAAGACATACCCACTTGGGATAATGGAGTTTGGACAACAACAGACTTTGATTCAAGAGAAGCTTTTGCAGATTTTTTAATAACTAATGTTTTTAAAGAACCTGGTAAGTATGAATTTAATGAAACTACTACAAAGCTATTTACACAAGAATCAACAAAGTTTAATAAAGACAAAGTATTCTGTGTTGCTCCATTCAAATCTAAAGATTTTATAACCTATTGGGATGATCAGAAAGCAAAATGCCGAAGAGGTCTTTTAATAAAAGACAAAGGCAGAGTCTGGTATATGACAAGAGACTACTATATGTGGTTGAATTTCTTACCTATCTTTAACAAAGAGATTCAGAAATTTGGTTTTGCTGATATCAGGGATGCTCAGTATCACATGGCATTGTATGAGATAATAGCAGAGTTAACTTACAAGCATGTTGCTATCCTTAAAAAAAGACAGATTGCTTCTTCATACTATCACATGGCTAAGTTGATCAATCAGCAATGGTTTGAAGAAGGGGTTACTCTTAAGATTGGTGCAAGTCTTAAAGACTACATCAATGAAAAAGGATCCTGGAAGTTTTTGCAAGAGTACGCGGCTTTTCTTAATGAACATACAGCATGGTACAGACCAATGTCTCCAGACAAGGTTATGATGTGGCAACAGAAGATTGAGGTAAGAAGAGGAGATAGAAAAACAGAAGTCGGTCTCAAAGGTACTATCCAAGGTATGTCATTTGAGAAAGATCCAACAAATGGTGTAGGGGGTCCGGTTAAATACTTCTTTCATGAGGAGGCAGGGATTGCTCCAAGGATGGATAGTACATATGAGTATATGCGTCCAGCCATGAGATCTGGTTTAACTACTACTGGTGTATTTATAGCAGCAGGATCTGTAGGGGATTTATCTCAGTGTGAACCATTGAGAAAAATGATTATGTATCCAACAGAGAATGACATATGCGCTGTAGAAACAGACTTACTAGATAATAAAGGTTCTGTAGGAAGATCTGGATTATTCATTCCTGAACAATGGTCAATGCCTCCATACATTGATAACTTTGGTAATTCACAAGTACAAGAAGCACTAGAAGCACTAGATGATCAGTTTGAAAAATGGAAAAAAGAACTTGCTCCAGAAACATATCAGTTGAGGATTTCTCAGCATCCAAGAAACATTGAAGAAGCTTTTGCTAACAGAACTATATCTAAGTTCCCAATGCATCTTGTAACTGCGCAACAAAGAAGAATTGAAGATAAAGAATATGCATATGAATTCTTAGAATTAGGTAGAGATGCTAATGGAAAAATTCTTCCAGAACACAGTAACAGAAGACCTATTACAGAATTTCCAATTACAAAAAATACTGAAGATAAAACAGGAGTTCTTGTAGTATGGGAAAGACCAGTAGAGAATCCTAGCTTTGGAATGTATTATGCAAGTATTGACCCAGTTTCCGAGGGAAAAACCGTCACGTCTGAATCTCTTTGTTCAATATATGTAATGAAAGCTCCTGTAGAAGTTACTAAAGTAACAGGTACAGAAACTGAAACTTATATTGAACCTGATAAAATTGTAGCTGCTTGGTGTGGAAGGTTTGATGATTTAAATAAAACTCACCAAAAATTAGAAACAATTATTGAATGGTATAATGCATGGACTGTTATTGAGAATAACATCTCATTATTTATCCAGTATATGATCTCTAGAAAGAAGCAGAAGTATCTTGTACCAAAAAGTCAGATCATGTTCTTAAAAGATCTTGGTGCAAATAATTCTGTATATCAAGAATATGGTTGGAAGAATACAGGTGTATTATTTAAAAATCACTTGTTGAATTATGCTATAGAATATACTAAAGAAGAAATTGATATTGAGACTAAATCAGATGGTACTATTGTAAGAACTAAATATGGTATTGAAAGAATACCTGACATCATGTTGCTTAAAGAAATGGCTGCTTACTCAGATGGAGTCAATGTGGATAGGCTTGTAGCATTTTGTTCATTGGTTGCATTCATGAGAATCCAGCAAGCTAATAGAGGTTATGCTAAAAGAGTTATCATGGATGATATGGCAAAAAATTTGGATAATAGCAAAAATTTGTATAAATTAAGTAATAGCCCTTTCCGTCACATGGGAAGATCAAATAGTTCATTAGGAGGTAATAATATAAAAAGGTCTCCGTTTAAAAATATAAGATAGTTATGCAAGTATTTAACGCAATGCAGCTCAAAAAGGGAGCTAAAGCATCTCATAATAGAATGGGTTCAATCACCCAACCACTTCAATTTATACCACGTGTTGAAAAGGATGAGGAGTGGGCAGCATGGTGCTTGGATTGGTTAGAATGGAATGGACTAAAACAAATCCGTAGAAATGCGCGCAGACTTATGAAGAACTATAAGCTGGCTAAAGGTATTATTGATAAGTCTGATTACATAGTTGAAGAAAACAATGAAATGAAAGATATTGTTGATGTATTAACTAGAGAAGACTGGTCTGCACTTGAATTAAAATTCTATCCTATTATCCCAAATGTTATTAATGTTCTAGTAGCTGAATTTGCAAAAAGAACTACCAAACTTTCATACAGAGGTATTGATGAATTCTCCTATAATGAAATGTTAGAGCAAAAAAGAAAGCTAGTTGAGGATACATTAATGGATGATGCTAAAATGAAAATTCAAGCAGCAATGCTTGAGCAAGGTTTAGATCCTGAATCAGAAGAAGCACAACAACAATTGTCTCCTGAAAATTTAAAGTCTCTTCCTGAGATTGAAAAATATATGCAGAAAGATTATAGATCCATGATAGAACAATGGGCTATACATCAACATAAAGTAGATAGTGAAAGATTTCATATGGATGAGCTTGAAGAAAGAGGGTTCAGAGATATGTTGATTACAGACAGAGAGTTCTGGCACATGAGAATGATGGAAGATGATTATGAAGTTGAGCTTTGGAATCCTCCAGTAACTTTCTATCACAAATCTCCTGATGCAAGATACATTTCACAAGGTAACTGGGTTGGTAAAGTGGATATGCTCACCGTAGCTGATGTTATTGATAAATATGGTTACATGTTGACGGAAGAACAGCATGAAGGTCTTGAAGCAATTTATCCAATCAGATCTGCAGGTTATACTATTGGAGGGCAAAATGATGGTACATTCTATGATGCTACTAAGTCTCATGAATGGAATACTAACATGCCTTCATTAGCATACAGACAATACACTAGTATGATGGCTGGTTCAGTTTATGATGGTGGAGATATTGTTAACCAAATACTTTCTGAAGGAGAAGATTATTATGATCAAGGTACAGCTTACTTATTGAGAGTAACTACAGCGTACTGGAAGTCTCAAAGAAAAATTGGACATCTTACAAAAATTGCTGAAAGCGGTGAGGTGATCAATGAAATAGTAACAGAAGATTACAAGATTACTGATAAACCAATCTATGATAATAGATTATTCAAAAACAAAACAAAAGATACTTTGCTTTTTGGAGAACATATTGACTGGATTTGGATTAATGAAGTTTGGGGTGGTGTAAAAATTGGTCCAAATATTCCTTCATTCTGGGGTATGAATAATCCTGGAGGTTTCTCTCCAATCTATATTGGTACAGATAAGAATCATATTGGTCCATTAAAATTTCAATTCAAAGGTGATAACAGTTTGTATGGCTGCAAGCTTCCTGTAGAAGGAGCAGTATTTTCTGATAGAAATACTAAGTCAACAGCTTTGTTAGACTTAATGAAGCCATACCAGATTGGATATAACATTGTAAACAATCAGATTGCTGATATACTAGTTGATGAGTTAGGAACAGTAATTTTACTTGATCAGAATTCACTACCAAGACACTCAATGGGTGAAGACTGGGGTAAGAACAATTTATCAAAAGCATATGTGGCAATGAAGAATTTCCAGATGCTTCCTTTGGATACCTCAATAAGCAATACAGAAAACCCTCTTAACTTTCAGCACTTTCAGAAATTAGATCTTTCACAAACAGAAAGGTTAATGTCAAGAATTAAATTAGCAGAACACTTTAAGCAACAAGCTTATGAAGTAATTGGTATCAATCCTCAAAGATTAGGACAAGAGTTAACACAAACTACAGCTACAGGCGTAGAACAGGCTAAGAGTGCTTCTTATGCACAAACTGAGATGTTCTTCATGCAGCACTGTGATTACTTAATGCCAAGAGTACACCAGATGAGAACTGATTTAGCTCAATACTATAATTCAACAAAACCATCTACAAGACTTACATACATGACATCTCAGGATGAGAAAGTAAATTTTGAAATAAATGGTACTGATTTATTAATGAGAGATCTTAATATCTTCTGTAGTACAAATGCAAATAACAGAGCTGTATTAGAGCAATTGAAACAAATGGCTTTAACAAATAATACAACTGGAGCAACAATCTTTGATCTTGGTAAAATTGTTCAAGCTGATAGTATATCTGAAGTTACAGGTACACTTAAAGCTGCTGAAGAAAAAATGAACAAGCAAAAACAAGAGGAGCAACAGCATCAACAAGAAATGCAACAGCAACAACTTGATTCTCAAGAGAAACAAAAGAAAATGGAACTTGATGCAGCTGAATTGAGAGATGAGAAAAATAGACAAAAAGATATTCTTGTTGCTGAAATACGCGCGGCAGGTATGGGTGCTATGACTGATATCAATGAGAATAAGCAATCAGATTACTTAGATGCTATGAAAGAGATCAGATCAACTCAAGAGTTCCAGGATCAGACTAATTTACAAAGAGAAAAAGAAACAAACAGAATGAATGCTGAATCTACAAAAGCTCAAATTGAGAGAGAAAAGATCCAAGCTCAAAGAGAAATAGCAGATAAACAGTTAATGATTGCAAGAGAAAATAAAACAAAAAGTGAATTAAAGGCTGATAAAAAAATATGATAACTTATATTTATACTTTAGTAGATCCTGAAACTGATAAAGTAAGATATGTTGGTAAAACTAATGTGAAACCTCAAAACAGGTATAATCAACATATTTACCAAAGGTCATTATTTTAAATATTTATAAGAAGAAAAGAATAATAGTTAGCTATATAGTGTGAAAAATTTTATAAGCTGCTTTAAATTTATCAAGTTTAATTAGTATATTAAATTATAAACCAAAACCAACAAAGATGACAGATGAAACAAAAAACCTCAATGAGGATGTTCAAGAATCTACAGCGGTAGGACAAGTGGACATAAACATTGATGAGCTTTTTGGTAATCCAGGTGCAGAAAGCATTATGCTTCCTGAAAATGGAGAACCTGAAAAACCAAAAGGTATGTTCTCAAAGGAGAACATTGACACTTCGTTCCTTGACAACAATCCATTAACCTCTGCTGAAAGAAAGGAAAAGGAAGAAGCTAAAGCTGAAACAGAAGAAACAATTGCAGAACTTGACAATCTTATTTCACAAGTAGAAGACAACAGTGGAAAAGGTAGATCAAAAGTAGACAAGAGTGGTCTTTTAGACTTAGCACAAAAAATGATTGAAGAAGGGTCTTTAATGCCTTTTGATGATGACAAACCATTAGAAGAATACACCACTAAAGATTTCAGAGAATTATTTGAAGCTAACTTCCAAGAGAAAGAGAATAAGATTAAAGAGGATACTCCAAAAGAATTCTTTAACTCTTTACCTGAAGAACTTCAGATTGCTGCAAAATATGTAGCAGATGGTGGACAAGATTTAAAAGGTCTTTTCAGATCATTAGCACATGTAGAAGAAATTGTGCAATTAGATCCTAGTAATGAAGGAGACCAAGAAGAAATTGCTAGACAATATCTTTGGGCTACTAACTTTGGTACAGCAGAAGAAATTGAATCAGAGATTCAAGATTGGGCTGACATGAATAAGTTAGAGCAAAAAGCAAATCAGTTTAAGCCTAAGCTAGACAGAATGCAAGAAGAGATTATTGCAAGACAGTTAGCAGAGCAAGAACATAAAAAAGAACAGCAACAAAAGCAAGCAAAAGCATATACTGATAATGTATATAATACACTTGCTACTGGTGAGCTAGGGGGAATTAAGCTTGACAAGAAGATTCAAAGCATGCTTTATTCAGGATTGGTACAACCAAACTACCCTTCTATCTCTGGAAAACAAACTAATTTACTTGGACACTTATTAGAAAAGTATCAGTTTGTAGAACCAAACCATGGATTGATTGCTAAAGCTCTTTGGTTGCTTCAAGATCCAGAAGGATTTGAATCAAAAATTAGAGAACAAGGTTCTAAAGAAACTGTAGAAAAAACAGTAAGAACTTTGAAAACAGAAGAATCTAGAAAATTATCTAGCTCTTCTACAAACACAGGTTCATTAGAAGAAAACAAACCTTCTGCTAATAAACCAAAAACAATATCCAGACAGAATACTAACATATTCAGAAGGACTTTTTAATTAGTAACTAATAAATAAAATAAATAAATGAGTACTCCAGTTTTAAACAATGGTATATTCCTACGTGATACTGCATACAATGCAAGTTCACATGTGGATTCTTACCACTTAGTAAACATGTTAAAGGATGCGCAACCAATGGATTTAGGTCCAGTTGACTTATGGGCTATGGCTCAAAAAGTTGAGATGCCACTTTATCAAATGTCTTCTTTCGGTGGAAAGAATGTAATTATGGTTGACAATCCAAGAGGTGAGTATAGATGGCAAACTCCGGTTTCTATTGACCTTCCTTATGTAATTGAAGACATTGAACCAGACAATGAATTCAAAGGAATTGAAGGTTCAACATTCCGTATTAAATTGAACAGACGTGAGTTTGGACATGGTGATATCATCACTTATGACAAATACAACGGTGTTGAGATGTACATTACTGCAGAAGATATTCTTCCGATTGGTGATGGTTTCATCTACACAGTTCAATTAGTGAATAATGACAATTTCAAATTCTTGGATAACAAGTATTTGTCTAATGGTACAAAAGTATTCCGTAAAGGTTCTGCACGTGGTGAATATGGAGAAAGATTCTCTGATATCCAAACAAGAGCAGGATTCCGTGAATTCTACAACTTTGTAGGAGGTGCTGAAGCTCATGTACATTATTCTATCTCTTCTAGAGCAGACTTGATGATCAAAGGAGGAATGAATGCAGATGGAACAGTTCCTGTAACTGAAATCTGGAGAACATTTGATTCTAACTTAAATGATCCATCTATTGCTAACTTAGATGACATGGTTAAGAAATTAGGTAAAGACAAAGTTAAAAAAGCTTTTGACAATGGTGATTTATCTAGAACATTCTTAACTACAATGGAATCTGCTCACTTGTCTAAAATTGCTACAGATATTGAGACTTACTTAATGTGGGGTCAAGGTGGTAAAGTTAAACAAGATGGTCCAGATGATTTAAGATTGTCAGTGGGTCTTTGGAAACAGTTGGATAACTCTTTCAAAAGAATCTACAACAAAAATAACTTTACATTGGATTTATTCCGTGGAGAAATCTACAACTTCTTCAATGGTAAAGTTGAGTTCCAAGGTCCAGATCCAAAACGCTCTCTAGTTGTACAAACTGGTATGGGTGGTATGAGAATGGTAAATGAGGCTATCAAACGTGAGGCAGTATCTTCAGGTTTATTGATCCAAGCTGCTGACATCGGTGCTATCACTGGTAAAGGTATGGACTTAAACTTTGGATTTGCATACACTTCATATGTTATCCCATTCTTGGCTAACGTGAAATTTGTATTGAATCCTGCATTTGACAATGTTCATACAAATGATATTGAAAACCCAATCATTGATGGTTTCCCATTATCTTCTTATTCATTCATTATCTTTGATATCACTGATAATACTAATGATAACATCTTCTTATTGAAATTATCTTGGGATAATCAATTGAAATGGTGGTATCAAAATGGTACTATGGATTACATGGGTAGAACTCAAGGGTTCCAATCTTCAGGTCAATTCAATGGATACCGTGTAATGATGTCTCAAACAATGCCTGCTATTTGGGTTAAAGACCCAACAAAAGTTCTCAAGATTGTAATGAGAAACCCTATTACAGGAGGAAGTTTCTAAGCAATCTGGGTAAATAACTACTCAATTAATTTGGATAATAAAACTAG